GCGGTGTTGTCAAGATTAACTGTAATTGTTTTTGTAGTGGCTGCTGTTGATAAACCTGTTCCACCAGAAACAGTAACCGTATCGTTTAAATCAATAGCCTGTGCTGAACCACTGTCAGCGGCCACAGTGATTGTGGCATCTCTTAGGTTGGTAAAGTTTGCATCACCTTCAACGAAAGTAAGTGCTGAGCCTTTACCTGCTCTGGTTACTATAACTGGTTTGGTCATTTTATATCCTCATATCTTTAGTAAAAGGGCACCCGAGATTGTGTCTGAGGTGCCCACAGGTCGTTAGGCTTAGATTAAGCCAACGATACAGTTAGATTACCGCTGGATACTTGGAATGTGTCGCCAGTTTCAATGGTCTTAGAAGTTGTAACAGCGCCCCAGAATAGAACGTTGCCAGAACCTGCTGTGCCACCATCCATAACTGCCACGTGAGTGATTGTGCCCCAGTTTGCAGTTGCGGCATCAAATGTCACAGTTGCGTTGGTTGCACTAGAACCACTTGAAGCGGCTGCAAAAGTCACTGCCTTGCGGCTGTAGGCTGAACCCGAAGTAGAAACTTCATCAGTTAATGTGCCTGCTTCTAGGTTAGCGGCTGCATTGCCACTGGTGTTGGTAAACAGAGCCAAATAACGAGTAGATGGTGCTGTGTAGGATGTTGCGGTTAGAACGTGGTCTAATACTTTGTTTTCTAAATAATTACTTGCGGCTGACATATGAATCTCCTTGTGATATGTTGTCTGCTATTTGAATCAGACAACATATCGTTGTCTGTATTCATATTTAGTGGAAACCTAAAAAAACTTAATAAAAAGTCAAAAAAAGGTAGAAAAACTTTTAATAACCATACAATGTTACAGTAGTGCCTGTGATTAAACCTTTTGGTGACACAGAGTCAAAGGAAGTTATAATCCTAACCGGATGTCCTCCAACATTTAGTGCTGATGCTGCCACAGTTTCTGTTGCCGTAACTGTAATTGTAGATGGATTACCTTTGCTAACCGAAAGCGTTTTAGGCACAGTTATTGTGGCTTCACCTGCTAAAGGTTTAGGTAATAATACAGAACTTCTAATAGATATTCCTTTAAGTTGAAAATCAGTGCCATCAAATATGCCGCACCAAACAGCAGGAACACTAACATATTCGCAGGTGGTATCCGCGGGAGGTCCAGGTGGGTCAGGTGGTGGTGGAGTTTCGTTGTCTAATACTGTAACACTAACAGATCCTGATGTGTTAGTAAAACAAGGATTGGGTGATTCGCCTACAGATACTGTTAGTCCTTGTGTGCCTGTATAAACAGCATCATCTGTGGTGTTTACCGTTAGACTTCCTGACCCACCTGACAGAGTAATGTTTCCTGTTAAACTAGTTGTTACTTTACCTGAAGCACTACCTGAAATAGTATAAGGAACGCTTCCATTGACTTTTGATCCAGTGCTGGTTACATTTACAGTAAAATTACCGCCTTCTGTAATGCTAGGAGCACTTGATGATACTGCAATGGTATAGTCTGGATTTTCATAGATGATCACATTGGCTGTTTGTCCGCCGATGGTAAACACCAATGTTTCACCAGTAGAGATATTTTCGCTATCGGGATCTGATATAGTATTAAAAGTTATAGTGCCTTGACCTGTAGAACCAGATACAGTGACAGTTCCTGTTAACGGTATAGAAATATCATCAGTAGTAACGCCTGTAATGGTATAAGGATATTCAAAGTCTGGCATATTAAACAAACAGACTTGACAGGTATGACCTACTGTGATCGTTATTGAATTGCCTTCACAGACATAGGCAGGTGCCGAAATAGATGTTAGATCAGGGCGTTTCATAGCCTCTAACAGTTTGTAAAGATCCTGCTGTTCTTGATCTGTTGCTTCAGTGGTCTTTTTACCAAAAATAGGATTGCCATTAGCATCTGTGCCTTTGAGCACACGACCAAATAATTTGTTTAAAAAACTATTGGCTAGACCTAAACCAATGTTGGCAGCAATCATTCTAACAAGACTGCCAGATACATCTGCATCATCGCTGGCCTTAATAGTTTCGTTTTGTTGTTTTAAAAGAATACCTGTCTTTTTGGTTTTTTCTTTGTAGACAAGATTTGAAATGCTGTAGACATTAGGATCATATTCTCTGGCTGTGATGTTAATGCCAATGACATCTTCATCAACTTCTTCTAATTTAGTAATGCGGAATAGTTTACCAGTATATCCATACATTGTGCTGGTAACATCAATTAAATCACCGGCTTTAAGACCTAAACTGGTATAATCTGTAGTAAATGTTATGATCTTGTTTAGTCTTGATTGATTAAGTTCAACACCAGCAATGTATTGTGCCTGCACAGGATCATTGATTAAATTACTCTGTATTTGTAAGGCATTATCAATCTCATTAGGATATCTACTACCGCTAGGAATAGACAGTTCTATAAAATCAGTTTGATCACGTAGATTCTTGTGAGGAAATTCAAGACTAACACTATTGTAAAGTTCGCTGACTCCTGATTCAGTTACGGTAATATTTCCAATGATATTTGAATCATTATAACTTTTTACACTAGAACCTGTGGTATTGATAACCACAGCCCACTTTCCTTGACCAACATCAAAGGTTAAGAATGCTCCGCAGGCTGTGCAGATATCATTTAGGTTTTGTAATACGGTTTTATCAGTTGAAATAACACCGTTGATCTTTAATGGACTATAACTTGTTGGCATTTTATCTTCCTGTTATAATAATTCTAACCACACCATCACCGCCTGCTGTGGCAGGGGCTGCAGAACTAACCAATGGAGGACATCCACCTCCACCACCACCTGCTACATTGGATACTCTAACGCCATTTACAAATTTATTAGGTGATCTAGCCTGTGTTACTATCCTATTTGCTGGCACATAATCATTTCTAACTGAGCCGCCGCTGCCGTAGGTTTCGCCTGAATTTATTGGGGTATCATACCAACCACCTAGACCTAATTGACTAAATGACCCTTGAGTATAGTAACCTCCGCCACCACCGAATCCATAACTAAAAGAAGTAGACCAATAATTGTCTGTGGCAACATTCTGAAATTCTGCTGTGGCTCTACCTACAGCGCCTGATCCAGGCGTCAATGTATTGCCGTTTAACCAAGCGTTGTTATGGTTAGTTGTGGTGTTCGGCAAATTAAAAGGCCAAACAGTTAATCTGCGTTCTCCAGAATTTGGCTGAATACCTGATGTGCCTGCGCCACCGCCACCAACATATATCTGTCTACTATTATAGATCTGAGAACCACCGGTGCCGCCTGATATTTGATTACCATTGGCATCCCAACTGTATCCACCATTGCCGCCCACAAAAGGACTGTAATTAGTTACAGGTTGACCACCACCGCCTCCTCGAGCAGTATATCCAAAGGCCACAGTATTTTGACCATTATTTCCTGAACTGGTGGTTGAACCAGCACCACCGGCGCCTACTTGAATTGAATAAGAAGTATTTTGTAAGGTATAATCCGCAGTTACATAAATTACTTCTCCACCGCCCCCACCGCCAACGGATCCACCGCCCCCACCGCCAACTAACAACAAACTATCAATTTTTCCATACAACACATCGCTGGGTCTTGGAGTCCAATTTTGACTGCTGATAAAATCAACTACACGATATGGATAAGTTCCTGCTGAACCTAATAGAGCAACTTCTTGACTGACCTGTTGCACACCATTTTTAAACTGTGTATAGGTAAAAGTAGTATTGGAACTAAAACCCGCAGTTGGATAAAATTGTATTGCACCAAATTTTTGATTTATAAAATCTTTTGTGCCTGTGATACTAAACGGATTAGTCGGTGCTGAACCTTCTACATATGGGCTGACATTTAAAGCAATATTAAACAAACCATTTGCTGAATTGAAAACCACTGTATAAGTTGGATTTGTAGCATCAAGGTCGCTGATCTGAGGAATATTTGAACTAAAAATAAAATTAGGTTGGTTAGACAAATATGTTCTACTAATATTCATATTTGTAACTTCGGTGTCGTTGCTGCCAACAGCCGCTACTTGTATTTTGTCCGCTTGATCGTTTCTTGGTGTTACACATCTATACTGTAGATTAAAGTTAACTCCATAGTCTACACCTGTGACAATGTTAATGGCGTTTAATCTACCATTAACCTGTGATCTAGTTCCTTGAATACTAATAACTTTGGTGGAAGCGTTAAATGATGCTGTTCCACCGGTGCCTCCTATGGTTGCAGATTGGATAGCCGCCGTATCGCTGGGAGTTATTGTATAGATATAAAGATTAGAACCATCATAGCCTACGTCAGTTATAACAGGAGCACCTGTGATAGTAAAATTACTATCTTCTATATAATAGATAGTTGGTTGTGTAACAGCACCTAATATAGATAAACCTTGGCTAATTAAAGTTTGAGATTTTGTATCAGTAACGGCGTTCAAACTATTAGATGTAAAATATGATAAAACAAAATCCACAGCATTGGCATTAGCATCAATGCGTAATCCTGATAATCTACTGTTAACCTGAGATCTTGTGCCGGTTATGGTAACTACCTTAGTAGTTCCATTTACTGAAAATGTTCCGCCAGTGCCGGTGCTAGTAAAAGTATTGATAGATAAAGTAGCACTTGGTGTTATGGTCACAGTCCAAGTAACTCCTGGATAGGCAGCATCAAGATTGCCTAATTGAGGAACTCCTGTAATAGTGCTGACTGCGGATAATTCATAGATGAACTGAGAAGCATTGCTAAAAAATAAAATATTGTTAACAATTACTGAAGTAGTCCAAGTCTTGGTCTGTGCACCTGAACCAAATTTAGTATATGAAATACTAGAAGTGTAGGTCCAACTGCCATAATAGTCATCTGAAAAATCTATAGTAGGTGATTTAATTGCATCCCATTGTGTTTTATCTTGGAATCCTTCTACTACATAAACACCTGCGGTGGTATTGGTGACTGTTACGCCTGTGGGAAAACTTGCCCAGGTAACTGTGGCTCCATTTAGATTGCTGACATCAATGGTATAAACTGGTTGACTGCTGGCAGGATTTAATATTTCTGTAATCTCAATGCCTAGACTGGCTGATAAAGTAAATCCGCGATCTACACTCTGTGTTTGATTAGTTGGACTTGCACGATCAAATATAACATTAGGCAATCTCTGATCAGTGTAGGCTAATGTAAAACTATTAACAAATCCATTTAATTCTGTTAGGCTGTTCATACTGAGTAAATCTCCGAGTCTGTTAATCCTGCACCATATCTGGTATTGCGCATATAATCATTCATAACATCACCAGGTAGTGTCATTGAATTTGTGATCTTAAATTCAAGTTCTCCTAGACTGGTTACATTTCTTTCTTTGTTGTATTCCATACTAACAATTACAAACGCCATATTGTTCACGGTATGTTGAGCAGTCCACCCTGGAAATAATGCGTAGGCCCAGGCCAAGCCGCCATTGGTATAGCCCACTGGTGTTACTGGATTACTGCCGCCATTATTAAAACAATAGATGTTTACAAAACCGTTCATTGAATTATTGACATTGCCATCTTCATCTGAAGTTGACTGCACAGTAAAGCCATTGCTTTGAAATGTTACTTCATTTGAATTCCAGTAGATTTTATCAAAACTAATTACTGAGTCTTGATTGTCGCTGAGTTTAGTGCCAGTCTTTTCACAGACTGCCACTGCATACCACATAGTTTTATTATCATCGCTGAGTTTGGCATCAAAGATTTTGCCTTTGACAAATCCAGTGCCATAGACTACAGGAATGATATTATTTGTATCAGGGCTCATCTGCTCACGAACAAATCTATCTGGCTGACTGGTAGTTGCAGTCTGTGGCACAGAATTTTCTTTGTTCATTGACTTGTTGACTTGATTAACAATCAAACCCAAAGCCGCTGTTTTTGCTATTGTAGAGGCTATACCGCTACTAGACACGCTCTTGAATACAGAACTTGCCATTGAACCTAAATCATCTAACCAACTCATTTATTGGCTCCAAAATCAAAATAACTGCTTTCGATAGCAGTAACTCTATCCATAGATACATCGCTGGGGAAAAACTTTTTCTGGCTTTCTGCATTAGTTCTTCTTCCTGCAATTTTATTTGCCAACACATCAACGTTGCTGGCACAACTTAAAATAATTGTGTTTGAACTTGTTCTTGTGTCCGAATCATATTCTTCTTCTAGGGCCAAATTGTTAACATAGCCTTTGAATCTCAAAATAGGATTGCCAGTGACTCCACTTAAAAATGCACCTGTTGATGCGTTATATAATCCTCTAAGGATTTGAACATTAGTGCCTTTTAGATTGCTGCCAACAATATCGCTGATCATTGAATCAGGAACACCTGAAATAGTAATGCTTAGTTCTTGACCGCTGGTTCTCAATTCGCTGTTTGATCCTGTGATATTCAATAATTTACCTAGACCCACATAGGTGTCGCCACTTAATGTAGTAGATTCAAGTTTATCACTGAACAGCAATGTGCTGCCTCCTGACAGAGTAATCTTAACAAATAGATTGCTCTGTATGGCCCCATAACTGGTTAAGTTTAATACAGCCATTATAGGACCTCAATAAAGACAAATGCACCGCTCCAACTGACTTGATCTCGTTGGAATATGGTCCATTCAGGAAATTCAATACATCTCACGGTATAACTGTCATTGCTGCCAGGCGCAACATTACCATAATACCAAGGAAACTTAGCATATGGAATTGAGATAGTGGCAGTTGAAATACGATCTAATGCTTCTGCTGCTGCGATGTCTGATTTAATCACAGACCATAACATTCCGTCAGGTAATTTTACAGTAAACTTCTTAGGCTGTGTGCCACGACTGACTGCACGAACTGAACCATCTCTGGCAGTGGTAGTAGCAACCATACGTTTTCTATTAATACTTAAGGTTTCTGCTTTATCTATAATCCATTGAAAAGACATTATTTTGTCTCCTTAAATTTTAATCCACGATTCCAACCACCACCGATTCCTTTACGATTAGATCCGTTTCCTTTGACACGTTGTCTCATTTCTTTGGTGTTTAATCCGCATTCTTGTTTTATTACATTGTCAGATGAATAAGGTCCGGTGTCACCTTTTCTTGCCATAACCAATTGACCCTTGCGACAACCTCTATTAACTATATCTGAACCCCACCAACGAATCCATTCTTCAAAGGTGAATAGCCAATCAATATTCCTATTCTTAGCAGAAATTTTTTGCATACAATATTTTTGTCTAAGAGTTAACATTATCTTCTCCCTGGGACGCCTTTAGCACCCTGTTGGCTAACCGCATAGATAAAACTTGGATCAGCGGCAACCATATCTTTGAAACTGCGGGCGTCTACAGCATTGATATTATATGTAACATATGTTGACCCCATACCTAGTTGTTCATTAGGTGTTACCACACGTCCACTGGCTCCTGAGATTAATTCAGGACCACGCTCACCTACTAGCACAGGTGCATTGGTTGGAATAATACCACCATTGGCAAATCCAAGTAAATTACCAATACTGCCCATTAGGCCACCGCCGCCGCCGCTCTGACCAACATTACCAATCTGGAAGATCTGTGCAATCATATTGCGGACTTGACTGCGTAGTAGTTCTTCTAGGATTGAGTTCATAAATGATTTGAATTCAAACTTGCCTGTTTTGGCAAAGTTCACGATCATATCTTCCATTGCCGAAGTGGTCTTTTGGAAGATACGTTCTGCTGTCTTGGCAGCATTGGTAGCCTCGTCAATATAACTTTGGAATGCGTTTTTCCAACCTGTGGAGAACTGA